GAACCTGAAATGGACGCTGAAGAGCCAATGCCAGCAGATGATGAATTTGGTGCTAGTGAACCTGCTACTGGAGGTACTGAACCTGAAGGTAGAGAAAAGCGTGAAAGTTATACACCAAAGAAAAAACCAATTGCTGAGTCAGTACGCATTATCAACACCTTAAGCAAATAAGGAGAAGTTGATGCGTTTTTACGAAATCTCAGATAATCCAGTTGACGATCTAGTAATTGTTTTACGCAATCAAATCAAGAGAGCAAACACGGAAGGTTCATCTGCTGAATTAAGTTGGCAGGCGATATCAAGTCTTATGTCTGACATGGGACATGGTGAATATAGTTACGACGCATTCAAATCTGAATACGATAGCAATCCTGATTTAAAATCAATTGTGAAAAACTTTAATGCGGACGGTATTGTTTTAAACACTCGCATTGACAAACCTGAACAAGGAAGTGATGGTGAAGTTGATGATTCTCAGAAGAGTGTAAATGCAATGGCAAAACGAGCAACAAATAAACGTTTTTAACTTGACTTTGTGTTGCTTTATAGTATATAATTAATAATATTAAAATGAGATTCAAATAATGAGCAATATCGCACCTCCACCTTATGTGGAAAAATATCAATATCATACGGTCAAGCAGATTAACCTAGAAGGTAAAAGACTCTACGAAGCACCAGACGGTACTAAAACACCAAGTGTTACAACTATCCTAAGTAAGACGAAGGATATGACACATTTAATTGCATGGAAAAAACGTGTTGGTGAAGAAAATGCAAAACGAATTACTACAGAAGCCGCAGGTGTTGGTACAGCAATGCACAACAATCTAGAACGTTTTCTTATTGGAGAAGAACGCAAGCCTGGAAATAATCTAGTACACGTACAAGCAAATAAAATGGCCGACGAAATTATTAAAAATGCCCTTTGCGATGTAGATGAAATATGGGGCATTGAACAAGCACTTTATTTTCCGGAGTTATATTCAGGTACAACTGACCTTGTAGGAGTTTATAAAGGCAAGCCTGCTATTATGGACTTTAAACAAACTAATAAACCTAAAAAAGAAGAATGGGTTGAAGATTATTATATGCAATTAGTTGCGTATGCATTAGCACATAACGAAGTATATGGTACTAGTATTAATGAAGGCCATGTGTTTATGTGCAGTAGAGCGTGTGAGTATCAACAATTTGATTTAACTCCTGATAAGTTTGACTATTGGACTACTAAATGGCTGGATAGGGTCGAGGACTACTACAAGGATTATCATAAATAGTAGTATAAAGTTAAAGGAGATTAAAAGTGGCAGTTGTCCAGATATCAAAGATTCAGCACAGAAGGGGTAAAGTAACCGGATCAGGTGTTCCGCAGTTAGCGTCTGCTGAAATAGGCTGGGCGGTGGATACGCAACAACTTTACATAGGTAACGGTGCGGTAAGCGAAGGCGCTCCGTATGTAGGTAATACAGAAATCCTTACAGAGCATTCAAATTTATTCACGCTTTTAAATCAATACGAATATAAAGGTACTACAGACGCGGCAAAGAAAACAGGCGAATTTGTTAATAGTCCTACAACAAGAAGTATTCAACAAAGACTAGATGACTTTGTTTCAGTTAAATCATTTGGTGCAAAAGGCACAGGTGATGTAGATGACACTGAAGCATTACAACGTGCTATTGATGAGTTATTCATTAATGTGTCTGACAAAGATGATCCTAGATCAAGAGTAGCATTAAAAATTGATGCAGGTGAATATAAAATTACAAACACTTTATACATTCCACCATATGCAAATTTAATCGGTGATGGTAAAAATAAAACAATTATTAAATTACATCCTAATCCAAATGAAGTTACACCTATTGCTAAACCTATGGTCGCAACCGTTGACGGAAGATCTTTAGCAGGTACTTACATTACATACAGCAACATTCAGAATGCTACAAGACCGCAGAACATTACTATTTCAGGAATAACGTTTGAAGTTGATTCACTAGTAACAACACACGATGCTATTGCAAAACTAGATTGTATGACAGAAAGTTTAATTCATAATTGTAAGTTTAAAAATCACTGGGACAAACTAGATGGCTTTACATCACAATCAGGTATTCACATTAGAGGACTTGGTGCTACTACATCCGAACACGTTATAATTGATGATTGCGAATTCGAAAGATTAGACGTTGCTATTCATAGTGATCACGATGTAAGATCATTTAATATTGCTAATTCATATTTTCATTTTTTACAGGTCGGTATACAACTAGGTAAAAATAGTGTAGGTACTGGAGCACAATCACAAGGTCCTAGACATTTTAAAATTGCTCATAATACATTTGATAAAATTAATGACTTTGGTATTGCTGTTTACAAAAAAACAACAGCACCACAAACTTCACCATACGGTCATACATCAGTAGGAAATAACTTTTTAGATGTTGCAAATAATATGAACGGACAAAATAGTCCGCAAACATCTGTAATTAAATTTGAAGAAACATTGTGTGAGTCAATAGGCGATAACTTTGAAAGAGAAGCATTCATTAATACATCCAACCTACTTGAAACACCTTTTAAACCTAATGTTGATGGATATCACCAAACTAAATCTCGTGTTAATAGTACGGAAATTTCTGAACGTGATTCTTTTGGAACATTTACAAAGATTCCATTTACAAAAGATAAAACTGCATACGTTGATTATTTGCTAGTTAAAGATGCAACCAAAGCAACAACTAGAAGTGGTAGATTAACTATTGCGGTTAGAGACGGATCTAATATTTCAGTAACTGATTCTTACACACATACAGGTAGTGAAGACGGAGGTGTTGACTTTACAGCAATACTTGATGATTTAGATTCTACCGTTGGAAGTGAAACCGTTAAAATACAATATCGTAATCCAATTGGAAATGGTAATGGTACATTAACATATTCGATTACATACTTTGCGTAAAAATTATAGTAATAATAGATGAACTTTATTGATGCTAGTACTGATTCTAGAATTTCTCAATGGAGAGAATTTAGAACACAACTAGAGGTTAGTAAAGACCCATGGCAGGACACACAAGATCTTTGGAACCGTGCTCCGGTCATTGGCAGAGGATTAGATCCGTGGAATTCTCAACTATGGCCAACTCCGTGGGAACTAATAAAAGAAAACCGGTATTGTCCCGTAGGAATACCCCTTATGATGGGTTGGACTATGAAATTAACTACTAGGTTTTCTGATATAACTATTTTGATAAAAATATGTATAGACCATACGCAACAAAGATATTATAATCTATGTTACGTTGGTGATAAAGTTCTAAACTATGACGATAAGGTAGTTAACGAATTAGAACTAACGGATAACTTGTCTGTTCAATTTCAACAAGAACTTATACAAGCAAGTTAAATACAGAACAAATTATTTTTTATATATGAAGGCAGGGCAGAAATGACGCAAGAAATTTTAATCACCAAACGAAACGGAGAGAAAGAGAGACTGAATCTCGATAAAATCCACTTCGTTGTTGAACAAGCATGTGAAGATCTAGCAGGCGTAAGTGCTTCACAAATTGAGATGAACGCCGACTTACAATTTGTCGACGGAATGACAACACAACAAATTCAAGAAGTATTAATTAAAAGTGCAAACGATTTGATTAGTTTAGAAAATCCTAACTATCAGTTTGCCGCGGCACGTTTATTGTTGTACGGATTGCAAAAACAAGTTTACGGAAGATATGAACACATTTCTTTAGTTAATATTATTGATAAAAATATTGAACGTGGTGTATATGACCCTGCTATTAAACAAAAATACACACAAACAGAACTAAAGAAAATGAACACGTGGATTAAACACGATCGTAATGAAGACTTTACCTATGCTGGTTTGCGTCAAGTAGTAGATAAGTATTTGTGTCAGGATCGTTCAAGTGGACAGATTTATGAAACTCCGCAGTTCATGTACATGATGATTGCGGCAACATTGTTTGCTGACTATCCAAAGGAGACACGTCTAACCTACGTGAAAAAATATTATGATGCGACCTCACTTTTTAAGATCAACATACCAACCCCTGTCATGGCTGGAGTGCGTACTCCTATTCGTCAGTTTGCCAGTTGTGTTCTTGTTGATGTGGATGATACTCTTCCTAGTATCTTTAGCAGTAATAGTGCGATCGGTTACTACATTGCTCAAAGGGCAGGAATTGGAATCAATGCGGGACGAGTACGAGCGATCAATTCGAGAATCAGAGGCGGAGAAGTAGCACACACTGGTGTTGTTCCCTTCTTGAAAGTTTACGAAGCAACCGTAAGAAGTTGTACACAAAACGGTGTACGTGGCGGAAGTGCTACTACACATTTCCCATTGTGGCACTATGAAATTGAAGACATCCTAGTTTTAAAAAATAACAAAGGTACAGATGATAATCGTGTACGTAAACTAGACTATTCAATTCAAATCAATAAACTATTTTACGAGCGTTTGTTGTCTAATGGAACTATTACTCTTTTCTCGCCACACGAAGTGCCTGAAGTATATGATGCATTTTATTCGGGCGATAATGATAAGTTTCAAAAATTATATGAGGCCGCAGAACGTAAAACATCAATTCGCAAGAAAACAATTAAGGCAATGGAATTATTTTCAGCATTGTTAAAAGAACGTGCAGAAACAGGACGTATCTATATTATGAATGTTGATCATTGTAATAGTCATAGTTCATTTAAAGATCCTGTCTTTATGAGTAACCTATGTCAGGAAATTACATTACCAACTAAACCAATTCAACATATTGATGACGAAGACGGAGAGATTGCATTATGTATTCTTTCTGCTATAAACGTAGGCTTAATTAATCATTTAGAGGAATTAGAACCGCTGTGTGATTTGGCCGTTAGAGCACTTGAGGAAATCATTGAGTATCAAGGGTATCCAGTCAAGGCGGCAGAACTATCTACCAAGGCTCGACGCTCATTAGGTATTGGCTATATCGGACTAGCACATTACCTAGCCAAAAACAAGGTCAAGTATGCCGATAAAGAAGCATGGAAACTTGTACACGATCTAACTGAAAGTTTCCAATATTACTTGTTAAAAGCAAGTAACAATCTAGCAAGAGAAAGAGGTGCGTGTGAACATTTTAATCGTACAAAGTATGCTGATGGTATTTTACCTATCGATACTTACAAAAAAGATTTAGATAGCATCGTACCTAACAAGTTAAACAATGATTGGGAAGATCTTAGAAAATCTATCAAGGAATTCGGACTCCGTCACTCGACATTGTCCGCACAGATGCCATCGGAGAGCAGTTCCGTTGTGTCAAATGCAACAAATGGAATCGAACCACCTAGAGGGTTCTTGTCCGTTAAGAAGTCAAAGAAAGGACCTCTTAAGCAGATTGTTCCAGGCTATCAGCAACTAAAAAACTTCTATACATTACTTTGGGATATGCAAGGTAACGAAGGATATATTAACATTGTTGCGGCTATGCAAAAATTCTTTGACCAAGCCATTTCAGGCAATTGGTCATATAATCCACTACAATATGAAAACAATGAAGTACCAATGAGTGTAATGATGAAAGATTTGCTAACTACATACAAGTTAGGTTGGAAGACATCATACTATCAAAACACTTATGATTTTAAAGGCGAAGAGGATAACATTCAACCAGAAGGTTTGGAAGATACAAAGGTTGACAATCAAGCCAAAGATGTTATACTTGAGACTAATGGTGTGAACGGCGTGAACGGCGTGAACGGCCACGTAAATGGTACTAACGGTGTCGAACAAGGAGTTGAAGACGACGCTTGTGATGCGTGTGCAATATAATATGGTTTATGACAAAGGAAAAATCTACTAAAAAACAAATTACTAGAAAAGGTAAAGATACGAGAATGGACAGAAAAAAAACGGTGTTCAACCGTAAGAAGGTTGATTTCACGAAACAATATATGTTTTTTGGCGAGGACCAAAACACACAAAGGTATGATACTTTTAGGTATCCAGAGTATGATAAACTTAATCAAACAATGCTTGGATACTTTTGGCGTCCTGAGGAAGTTAGTTTACAAAAGGATAGAGGAGACTATCAAGAGTTCCGTCCTGAGCAAAAACATATCTTTACAAGTAATTTAAAATATCAAACACTACTTGATAGTGTGCAAGGTCGCGGACCTTGTTTGGCATTCTTACCTTATTGCTCTTTACCAGAACTAGAAGGTTGTATTATTACTTGGGATTTCTTTGAAACTATTCACTCACGTTCATATACACACATTATGAAAAACGTGTATCCAGATCCTACAGAAGTATTTGATACTATTTTAGATGACGAAAAAATTATTGAACGTGCAATTAGTGTAACCAAACACTATGATGCTTTTTATGATCTTGCCAACGAATACTTTAACAAAGGTAAAGGCAACATCTATGATGTTAAGAAAGCATTATACAAAGCAATGATGACCGTAAACATTCTTGAAGGATTGCGTTTTTACGTTTCATTTGCTTGTACATTTGCGTTCGGAGAATTAAAAATGATGGAAGGATCTGCAAAGATTATTTCATTGATTGCTAGAGATGAAGCAACACACTTAAATTTGTCAACACACATTATTAAACATTGGATGAAGGGCGACGACGATCCTGATATGAAAAAGATCGCAGTTGAACTTGAAGATGAAGTTTACGACCTATGGCGTAATTGCGTTGACGAAGAAAAGAAATGGGCAGACTATTTGTTTAAAGATGGTTCAATGATTGGATTAAATGCTAATCTACTTCATGCTTATGTTGAGTTTATTGCAAACAAAAGACTTAAAGCACTAGGACTAAAAACAATTTATGATCGCCCGCTTAATGCTAACCCATTACCTTGGACACAACACTGGTTATCTAGTGCTGGTCTACAAGTTGCTCCACAAGAAACTGAAGTTGAAAGTTACATTGTTGGCGGCGTTAAACAAGACATTGAAGAAGATACATTTAAAGGATTTCAATTATGATCGAAATATACGGAAAACCAATGTGTCCTTTCTGCGACAAAGCAAAAGCACTTTGCGAAGTTCGTGGATTTGATTACACATACAAAAGTTTAGGAGCAGACTATTCCAGAGAAGAACTAATGGAAATGTTCCCTGGTGCTAGAACGGTACCACAAATTAAAGTTAACGGTAACACAATCGGCGGCTATGATGCATTTACAAAGTATCTAGACGAAACAGGATATAACGGAACAGGACACACATTATAATGTTAATTAATACACCACACAAAATAGGCGATATAGTTACACTTAAACTTTTTTCAGGCGAAGAATTAGTTGGAAAACTAACAGAAGAAACAAATACTCTTGTTAAAATTAAAACACCATTAACACTAGTAATGTCACAACAAGGACTAGGGTTACAACAATATCTATTTACGGTTGATCCTGATGTTCCTTTACCAATAGAACGATCAGCACTTGTAACAATTACAAAAACACACGATCAGTTCGCAAAGGTTTATCAAGAAAGAACATCTGGGTTGGTAACTGCTCCAGCAGGAATGGACAAAGTAATAAAGACTCCTAACTAGGAGAGTCCTGTGAAAGTTGTAAGAGGTTGGCACTTTCCAGATAAAGATAATCTTTTATCGAAACAGGTAAAAGGCGATTATCCGCAATCAGAATATCAACAAGAAGCATTAGAAAAAGCCTACGAGCAGATTCGACAAGTTTCTAACTTTGAAATGGCTATCGACGTCGGAGCCAACGTTGGACTACACTCGCTTAGATTTTCACAAAAATTTAAAAATGTTATATCGTTTGAACCTTCAAGTATTAACTTTGAATGCTTGACTGAAAACACAAAGAACTATAACAACATCAAAACATTTAAATCAGCACTGGGCCGTGAGCAAGGACAACTTGAATTAAGATTACCAAGCAATAGTGGTAACTATGGCGCATTCAGTTTTAAAGACTTTGCTAAATCAAAAGAAGAATTAATAAAAGAAGTTGTTCCGGTTGTTGAATTAGATCAATTTATGTTAGCACCATCTTTTATTAAAATTGATACACAAGGCTACGAAGTCGAAGTTATAGAAGGCGGTATTGAAACTATTAAAAAGCACCGTCCAGTAATTCTTGCTGAAGTAGAAAGAAAACAACTCCAAGCAATGCATAATCTACTATTTCCGGTTGGTTACAAATTAACATGGTTAGGTAGCAAGGACAAGGTATTCTCCCCCGTACTTGCAAGGTAAATACTTGTATGCACGAATTTACAATAAAAGATCAAGGAAAACTCTACACCTTTAATAAATTTGAGGATATTCCTATGGAGTTTGATCATTTAATTAAATTTGTACCGCACGTTCCAGAGCCTCCGCACACGGAGATGCAACACGAAGAAATAGATCATTGGAACGACAAATTAAAAGAACTTATGAGGAGAGAAAGAAATGCCAGCAATAACACGTAAAGGTGACGCAGACGTAACACATTGTTCTACTCCTTATAGACAAGCACATAGTCCTAACGTATTTTCAAACGGAATACCTATTTCTAGACAAGGTGATGTAAACACAGGTCATCTACTTCCAGGTGCACCATGCCCAAGTCATCAGGCTCCTATCGCTGTAGG